CTGGACTGGGGGCCGCCTAGGTGGTATAGCAAATGGTGGTGAAGACCACTCAGGTTAAAGATCAGACGGGAGCTGTAATGGCCTTATTGGGTGATGAGCCCTAACCGAAGGATCCGTATCCTGCCCGACCCACTAATAGTATTAGTGGCTCACAAGGCCACTTAACGACAACCACACATTAATTTTATTAATATGAAGACATCATCAAATGGACGGGTAAGTGGTAACACCAGATGGATCATGAAGCGTGAGCTTAAGATCTTTATGATGTTGCCAGTCTGGCTGATGGGGATCCGTGGTTTATGGGCAGAGTGCTTTGCCCCACTATCCGATACTCTACTTCGCTTCTGGAAGAACAATGGCCCCCGATGGGTGGCTATATATCTTTCTGAGGCTTGTAGAATTATCGTATTGTGGGTCAATGGTACCCCGTATGTGCCGTCTTCGGACGCTGTACGAGTACGTCTAACGCGTTCGGGTTTGCCGGTTTTCCTACCTGGGCCTTTGCGGAAGATCTTCCATCTCCTTCGGAGTGAAGATCACGCTTATGCCCTTAAGGTAATCCGTGTCACCCTCAGTGTGTTATCCGTGTATCGTGTTATCGGCTGCGTGCCTGCACTAAAATTGGAGACCATCACTGGTCCCTTTTCCGGTGCAACCGCGACACTACTCCTTTGGGAGGTGACTAAGGCCGTTAACATGCTTCCACGGTTGTTAGTATTAGGCCGGTTCACTTGGAAATTTCTTTCTGAGAGTTCCGGGCCTAACCACAAGAAGTCTACATGGTCAGCTGGACTTGATGCAGTATCCTTCCTATTGGACCCACTTACGTGGTTCAATTGGATGGTTATTGCTTGGTCCATTAACCGGCAGTTCTTATTATGGAATGTACTAACAGTGGTGTTAACTCTGCCGTTTGTTCCTCTTATACTGATAGTTAAGAAGTTTCCTGGAAGACTAGGTAAGCTTGCATTACTCTATGAAGCGAGAGGTAAGGTCCGGGTGGTTGCGATTACCGATTGGTGGACTCAGGTTCTCCTGAAGCCCCTCCATAAAGGTTTATTCGACATCCTCCGGGACATTCCTCAGGATGGGACCTTCGATCAGTTGGCCCCAGTCCATCGCCTAATAGCGTATGTTCGCGAGTCTGGTTCTCCAGTATTCTCCTATGATCTTTCAGCCGCAACGGATAGACTACCAATTAAACTGCAGATCCAGGTCCTTGAAGAACTTGGAGTTGCTTGGGCCCGTAATTGGGCCCGTTTATTGGTAGGTCGGTCGTGGTATCTTGACTCTAAGCCGATTAAGTACGCCGTTGGACAGCCCATGGGTGCACTGTCATCCTGGGCCATGTTGGCAGTCACGCACCATTTATTGGTGCAGATTGCCGCCCGTCGAGTCTCGTATGAGGGTTGGTTCCAGCATTATGCTTTACTTGGTGATGATATTATCATTGCCGATAGAGCAGTTGCCGGGGCTTACCTAAATCTCATGACCGAACTTGGTGTCACCATTAACCTATCCAAATCTTTTGTGATAGATAGTGGTGGCCTCGAGTTCGCCAAGAGATGGTTCTCTCCGACCTTGGGTGATCTTTCACCCATAGGACCCGGATTGATCCTTGCGTGTATTCGGAATCCGCGGATGCTATCGAGTTTAATTCAGGATGCCCTGACTCGTGACTATATCTTTCCCACGCGCGTTGTTACTGATCTAGGTAAGTTCCTTCGCATTATCCGCCCACGTAAGTGGATGGAGAAATGGAAGAAACCTATCTTTTCTTCGGTATTTGGACCTAACGGTGGATTATGGGGAACCGCCAGTGGGCCTTATTTCAAGGCTAGCTGGATCGGGTTATTTCCCTACACCATTTCATCGAAGTTCACACAATTAGTTGATATCTTAAACCAACTAATGTTTGAATCTCAGACTCCTCCTTCTACCTCGGAGGAACTGAAACGTGAGCTATTCCACAACCTGTGGAGTAACCTCCGCTCGATGGGTACAAACCTTAGAGGGGCGATCATGATCCCCTTCTTGATAATTTCTCCGTCGTTCTGGGTCTATTATGACCAGCTGGCTGGTGCGGACGCTAAGGTACTCAATTTCCAGATCTTACTCGATGAATTCGAGATAGGTCTGTATGAACTTGAGCACCTTATTATTGAGGGCCTTCGATATAAGGTTCGGGGTGAAGAGCTCCGTTCACTATTCAAGGTTACTTTCGATCCTGGTCTTCTAGACTGGGACCGAAGACGCGCTGAGCTTGACCTTCGCATGCAGATTTCTCTTTATGATCGGTGGTCCAAGCGGGCTGCTAAGATCTTGAAATCTCGTGCTGAAGCATATGTCCCTGAGGTCTTAGACCTACGCGGGTACACTTCCACTCCTTCCTATTTATCATTGGTCCCCTGGGGATACCGAGGACACGTTGTTGAAACTAAGTTCCAACTCCGTCCCTTGGATATTCCGCAGTCAGGCAGCCTTATGAGAGGTTAATCTCATG